TTCAACAAGCAACCTTCGTCAAACTTGTTCTTACTGTTGACGGGGTACAGGAGATTGTTCGAATGTCAAGCCACAACGTGCCATTCAGTATTACTGAGTTTGACGGTACGGCTTACACTTATCCTTGTGTTGGCTCATTGCTTAATGTTACTCCTGCAGACTCACAGTTAAAAGCAACGCAAGCTGATGTGTCGATCACTGTGTCTGGCATTCCTAAGACTGGTTTGCCGGACCTACTGCACGACACAATTGATAATCCAATTCAAGGCTCGCCAGTTGAAATACGACGTGCATTCTTTGATCCTACAACAGGTCAAGTCCTAAACATTCCAGGGAATCCGGTTGTTGAATTTACCGGTGTTGTATCGCAGTTCAGCCTAAGCAGTGATTGGGATGAGAACGGTAAGATGGCTGTCACGTCAAACATAATTCTCGTTTGTCAGTCACAAATGTCAGTCTTAAATAGTAAAGTAGCTGGGCGCAGAACAAATCAATCTGATCAGACGTATTGGTTCCCGGGCGACAACAGTATGAACCGAGTCTCGGTTATTGCTCAGTCAGAGTTCAACTTTGGTGGAGGCACTCCGAACGCAGCAGCACAATCAGCAGCAGGACGAACGATCACAGTTACAACTTAAAGGATTAACAGATTATGTGGGAAGCAATTAGCGGCATTTTTAGTTGGTTTGGCGGAGAAGGCATTGGCGCGTCAATCGCTCGTATTGCTATCGGACTGGGCATCAGCAAGCTACTCAACAAAACAAATGAGTCTGCTGCTCAATCAAGTTCGAGTTCAACAGTTCAAGGAACACGCCAGCAAATAAGTCCAGCAACTGATAACAAGATCCCTGTTGCTTACGGCGACTCTTACTTCTCTGGAACAGTAACTGACTTCCAACTAACAAACAACAGCAAGGAGATGTATGCTGTTATCGATCTGTGTGAGAAGACAGGTGACTTGTTCAGCACTAACCCATCAGTTCCAAGTTCGCGAACGATGTCTGCAATTACCATCGACGAAGTTTACTTAAACAATCAAAGAGTTACGTTTAAGGCAGACGGTATTACGATTGACTATACAACTGACGATACTGGTGTTGTTGATACTAACGCACAAGGTCTTGCTGCTGTCTGTCTATACAGCGGATCAAGTAATGCACCACTTGGATCAGCACCAGTTGCGTATGAATTAATGCCGGGTTGGGATAACACCTACACAAATCAGAACAAAGTCTTCGCTGTTATAAAATGCAACTATGACCCAAGCAAAGGTCTGCACACGATCCCAACATTTAAGTTTCACGTAAGGAACACATTAGTTCAACCAGGCGATGTTATCCTCGATTACATGACCAACGAGATGTATGGTTGTGGCATTCCAGAATCGCAAATTGATCTTGCATCTATTCTTTGGCTTAACTCGTTCTCATTGCAGGATGTTACGCTTGGTTCTTATCCAGCACAACCACGCTACAGAATAAACGGCTTAGTTCGAACTACTGAAAATGTAATGACGAATCTGCAGAAATTAGCTGCGGCTTGCGGATCATTTGTTAGTTATGACATCAGTTTAGGTAAATGGGCAATCGTTGTCAACAAGTCAACTGCTAAGACTTATGACTTTAATGATTCAAACATTCTTGGTCAAATAGCGATTACCTCGTCAAATTTAGATCAGTTTTATAATAAGGTCGAAGTTCAATTCCCTTATAAGGTTCTAAAAGATCAGTATAACTATGTTCGATTTGATTTACCTGAGATTTATCGTAATGCAAACGAGATGGATAATCAATTACAGATTACTCATGAGTTTGTTAATGATCCAGTGCAAGCAACTATTCTTGCTAATTTAGATTTACGTCAATCGCGAGAGAATCAAACCATAACATTCAAAACTGATTATTCAATGTATGGTATTGCTATTGGATCAGTATTCGGAGTTACTAATTCAGAAAATGGTTGGACCAATAAACTATTTAGAGCAATCAGAATCAAACGTGCTGAATCAGATTCAGGTCAACTTACTGTTGAGATAACTGGTCAGACTTACAACGAAGATGTTTATACAGTTGAAGACATAAGCGACTTTATTCCGTTAGTTGGTGTTGGGCATTCGGTTCCGTCATTAACTCCGATTCAAACTCCGATTGCTCCAACTGTGACGAGTCAAACATTATCGTCACAGCCAAGTATCACTATTACTGGAACTGTGCCTGCTGGTCTTGTCACATTAATGGAGTTCTGGGCTCACAATAACGCAACTGACTCAACTGGCGTGTATCATTCGTTAGGAACATTACGACCAGAGAATGGTGGCGTCTTTACGACTGGTGATGTCTCTTCATTTAAGACTGTCTTGCTGTCAAGTGGCACCTGGCTGTTTAGAGTGTCTGCGGCTAATCCGAGTGCTGGATCTGAATCGCAATTATCACCAGCAAGTGCTCCATTAGCTTACACTTATGTTCAGGCACCAGATGTATTACCTTACTCAACACCAGTAGTGAATGGTGAAGGAGATGAAATAGGTGGGTCTGATACAGGTAGTGCATTAGCAGCAGTTGTTGGTTATGGACTAACTAAACTTAACTGGTTTGGTGAAGGTGGTATCTTAGGATTTGGTGATCCAACTAGCCCGCCATTCGTAGTTGGCGAAGAATACACAGTCGTCACAGTTGGCACAACTAACTTCGCAGCGATTGGCGGATCAAACTTTGTTGGTAATGTCTTTACAGCTACTGGCGTCGGCTCCGGTAATGGCACTGCTAAGATGAGCCGATCGCTTACCTCTGTATTAGGTATGAATGGGGATCAAGCCAAGAAGATCACAGATCAAGTGAAAGCTGAGAAAGATGCCGTAACAGCAGCAGCTGGTAACAAAGGATTTAACAAAGTATCAGCAACAGGCAATGTTTTAATCCCGGACACTAATCCAACTTTATCAGTTGTTGCCGGTCCCGGAGCACATGGTGGCAAATCGAAAATTGTTGTAAAGACAAATGCAGACACCAACACCCTTATCATCGACTTTGAATCAACTTGCCCTTGCCCCGGAGATGTTAATCCTCCAGTTGAAGTGCCAGGCGGTAACGTTACCATTTCTGGACACGTATTTCCAAATCTGTTTGGTGATGGACCTACAACCGGATCTACTTCACGTGCAGGCATCTTTACTCACGACCATTTAGTGTTTGCAGGACGAGTAGTAAGTCCGCTAATGCTGAGCAGTCACGTTATTGTTAAACCATTAGATGTCACTGCGACTGTTACTGGTAAGATACAGAACTTTTACACAATGCCAGGTGTTGGTTCATTTAGTCAGAAGCCGTTCTACAACGAAACGTCGACAGACAAGTATTCAACTAATACGAAGTTGACGTTGTATTACTCAACTGCTACGTATTCGAGCGGCACGTTAGATCAGCAAGCATGGAGCCCGTGGAAGAAAGTTGGAGCAGTAGATGGCGTCACAGGTAATGCTGGGTCACCAGAAACTACTACAGCAGCATACGACGAGACTGTAATTGACCCAGCGATTCCTGCGGTCTATAAGGACGTGTGGACTAATCCACCACCAGTACCCACAACTGCACCAGATGAAGCGTATGTTATCGAAGAGATTCGACAGATCGACGCTGTTGGTAATACAGAGATAACCGGTGGCTATGTTGAATCTACCTACGACCCGTTTAAACCAAACGTTAAGAAGACAATCTTAGTCAGTGCAGCAATTCCCGAATCATCACACGTAGTTCATCATGATGCAGCAACAACACCAGCAGTAACTGAGTCAAGAGCTAAACAGTTACAACTGACTGCAACTGGCCCAACAGTATTAGGCCCAGTCGTCGCAGACAACTTAATCATCTTTGGAACGTCAGTCTATAACTTAGCAGACAATACACCATTTGCAAATAACACTTTGTTTGGACATAGAGGGCCATCTAAGATTGCAGTTACTTATCCAGTAGCTAAAGCATTTAGAATGATGGCTGCAAGCTCGGCTATGTTCGTTGGCATTGAGAATGACACAGATGTTGTTTGGTATTCAGAAACTGGCGATAGTTGGACAGAGATCAAGTTAGACGCAGACGTATCAAGTGAGGATCCAGACTGGGTTAATCCGACTGATACAAGTGATGCAGATACACAGGTAATACCACCGTTCAAGTTTATTGTTCATGACGGATCTAAGTTTATTGTGTATGGATTTGGTGATGAGATTGCTACCTCAACGGATGGAAAGGTATGGACAGAAGTGCACACAACTGCTGGTCTGAATACTGCTATCACTCATGTTATTGCAGAGGGCGGAAGGTATCTTGCATGTAGCATAAATGGTGTTCAGAATTCAAATGACGGGATAACCTGGTCTGCAATTACGATGCCAGCCGGAATGGGAAGTCGTGGTCCAGACTGTGGATGCTGGGATGGAACTGCGTTTGTGGTCGGCAATCGTTGGTCAGCAAATAGTGGATCAGTGTTATGGCAATCAACTGATGGAAGTAGCTGGAATGCGATTGGTAATCTAAATAACCCCGGCAATTCTCAGTCTGTATCTGTAAGTAATAATGCTACATTTAATGCAGCACAGTCGTATCAAAATGACTATTTGGTAGGAATGCTACCGTGATAAATAAAAGAAAGGATTAATAGATTATGGGAATACTGATAACAACACCAGGCTATGGGTCCTGGAACCGTCCAGGTGATTTAGTAAACATTAGAGCCTTTGCATTAGGGGCAGGAGATAAGGGTGCAATTTCCACTAATGAGTTCGGGGCCCCAGGCGGTGGGGGTGGGGAATTCTCTCTGTCGCAAGAACTCTATCCGGGAGCGTATCAAACAGTTTATTATCATGTTGCGGCGCCAAATAGTGGTGAGCAGTCCTGGGTTAACATA